GCGGACGGAGCCGGTTCGGGTCGCTGTTCACGAAGCCGAGCACCGGCCCGCGGACCATGAGCCCGCCGCAGCGGAAGGGGGGCTGCGAGAGGCGACGCCACAACTCCGTGACTGGGAGGACCTGCCCCACGGCGTCTACGACGGCGCGAACCGCTACGACGACGACAACGAGGCCGTACTGCACCTATGGGCGCATGGGCAGTCGTGGGACCTGCGGACCTCCTTGGAGGTCATCGGCCCGGTGTGGAGCGAGGTCACCGCGGAGGAGATGTGGGCCAACTATCGCGGCAAGTGGGTCGCCATCGACAACGACGAGATCATCGCCAGCGGTGACACTGCCACGGAAGCCTATGAGGGCGCACAGGCCGCTGGTGTAGAGGTCCCGCTGCTCCATCGCGTTCCCGAGAACGGAACCCTGCACTTCTACGGCATGCGGGTGCTCGCCCGCCTCCCCGCCGCCCACGCCGCGCCAGCAGAGGAGGAAGGGTGATGTGGCGCTACTACCCGCTGACTGTCGGAGCGATTGTGCTGATCCTGCTCACTCAGGGCTGGGGCTGGGCAGTTGTCCTACCCGGCCTGTGGATGCTAGAGCGGTGGGGGCTATGGCACGACGAGATGAAGTGACCCCGCCGCCCGACCCGCTGGCGGCGCTGGCGGAGGCGCTGGAACGGATGCGCCGATTGGTGTCCTCGTCCTATGACGGCGGCGTGAACGGCACTTGCTATGAGTGCCCGTATGCCTCTCCGCCGCTTGAGAAGGACGGCAGCGTTGCCGACTGGCGGGACATATCGAACGACCCGACCGAAGCGTACTTCCGCTGCTCGCTGCCGGGGCGCGACAACGCTGCGGTGGTGTGGGGTGAGTACGCGCCCTGCACTGAAGCGGAGTGGTTCGAGGCGCACCGGAGCGCCGCCCTCGCCGCCGCAGGCTGGGCGGTGGTGCGCAAGGGCAACTTCGAGGTCAAGGTCGCGGGGCATAGCGTCACGGATGCGATTTGGCCGCACAAGGCCGCGCAGGCGGGGGAGGGGCTGCCTGTGTCTGGTACTCGCGTCCTAGACGATGACGGCAACGAGGTCCGCTTTACGAGGGAGCCACAAGCGCGATGGCCCGCGCAGGCGGGGGAGGGGCTGCGAGAGGCGGTACAAGCCCTCTTTGACGAGGAAGATGCCGCTGACTATTCGGCCATTCGCTGGAACGTAGCATTCGATGCGCTCCGCGCTGCCCTTGCCCGCCTCCCCGCCGCCCCTGCCGCGCTGGAGGACCACGAGCACGACTGGCAGACCTTCACCGGGCCACATATTCAGGGCAGCGCGACCATCTGCTCGATCTGCGGCCTAATCGCCACGCCAGCAGAGGAGGAGGCAGGGTGAATCTCTTGCAACGTCGCCTCGTCGTTGGCATCGTCGGTCTGGCGTGGATCACCGCTGCGTGTCTCGGTTGGGTGACCACATGGGTCAATCGGAGCGACACCTATTTATTCGGTGGACTGCTCGTGCTATTCGCCGTATTCATCTGGAGGCCCCAGCCATGACCCCGTGTTGACGCCCGACGAGATCGTCGCGGACATCGAGTCCATGAAGCCTCGCAAGGGCAAGGTCACGATCTACCAGTCGTGGCCGCGCATGATCCTAGAGCGCGAACGGGAGGCTGTCGCCCTCGCCGCCGCAGGCTGGGCGGTGATGCCCGCCGCAGCGGAAGGGGGGCTGCGAGAGGCGCTGGAAGAAGCGATGGACTTGGGCATCTATCCGAAGAACGGTGGACCCAAAGGTGGCCCGCGCACGCGCTATCAGGACGGCTGGAACGCGGCCTGCATCCAGATTGCCGAGGCGTTTGAGAAGGCGTGGGAGGATGCCCTTGCCCGCCTCCCCGCCTCCCCTGCCGCGGGGGAGGATGGGACGTGACGGAGCGACTGATTCCTGAGCTGCCAGCGCCGTGGGTCTTCGATGGCTATCGTCGCATGTGGGATGGCGGCAGACCGAACGAGCTCTGGCAGGCGCGCGCGGTGAACCCGCTCTCCGCCGAGGAAGATGATCGCGGTCTGAGAGTCGACTACATGAGCGGCCTGGGGGCAACGCTCGAAGAAGCTCGCGATGCGCTGCTCGATGCGATGAAAGGACCGAGTGCGGACCAATGAGAGGGCTGACCTTCGAGTGGTGGGACGAATCTGGATCCAGCGGATCGATCACCGTCCCGCAGCCGAGCCGATGGTATCTTCGCTGGCCGCTGCGACTCGCGGCTTTCATCTGGAGCATGGTCGCTGACATCGAGACCCGGGAGCGTGAATGCGACATTTGCGGGGTCAAGGGCGGTCACACCCCCTATTGCGTACGACAGGCTCACCGATGAGGGAGAGCCTGCTGTGGGTGACCGCCAAGCTCGTGACCATCTTCATCGGGCTCGTGTTCGGCATGCTGCTCCTGGTCGCGATCATGGTGACGATCGCCAGCCGAGTGACCGCCTACGATGGTTGCAAGCCCTATCCTGTCGGCCCATACAGCCCAACTGGGATCGTCGGCTGCCAGGTCTACGGCGAGGGCATCGCGAGCTGGTATCACGGCACAGGGGTTGCTCGCAACGACTGCGTCTATCCCTGGATCGCCTGCCAGCCGATCCGCATCACTAGCCTCGATACGGGCCGCAGCGTCGTCGTCACGCCGACGATGTTCTGCGATTGCTACACCGGGACGCCAGACGAGCGTCTGGTCGACCTCGATCCAGAGACCGTGCAACGTCTCGGCCTCAACCCTAGTCGAGGACTGTTTCCGGTGAGGGTGGAGCCGTGGGTGGTGGGATCGGAGCCGCCCACGACTCTGCCCGATACAGCGATGGCGCGGTGACAGAGCCACAGCCGGTGAACATCACCTGCCAGGATCCCCGCTGCGATGCTTACGCAGACATGAAGATCCGCGAGTACAACGCGGAGACGGGTGAGACGTACCGCTGGTGGTATCTATGCGTCGTGCATGTTCAGGAGGAGTTTGAGCCATGGCTGGGCGCGAAGAAGAAGAGCTAGGGCTCCACGTGCTTGGCCCGGAGGACACCGAGCTGCTGAGGCGACGGCTGGACGCCGCGATACAGTCAGTCCGGGCTGATGCGGGCGGGACGGTGCAGCGAAGCGGCTGGCCTGATGCCTGGGCATGGATCATGCTGGTCGCGCTGGTTGCCTCCGGGGCGAGCTTGGCGTTCGCCTTGTTCGATCAGACACCAGGAATGGGAGCTGGAACGCCCTTGGCGCTAATCTCGCTGGTCCTAGCCATCATTGCGGTGGGTCTGAAGTCGCTGAAACGCTGAGAAATGGCCTGAAACGGCCGAAAACGGGGGCAGAACCAGCCAGAATGTCGGAATAAACAAGAAAGGACAAGAAATGGCCCTCCTGACGCCTCCGGGCATCATTACTCAGCGTTTCGGCATCGCAGTCCCCGCTGTGGCTCTGCGCGAGCCCGCCATGTGGTACGAAGGCACCAAGCGGGCCTACTGGCTGAGGTTTCCTGGTTCGGCGTACAGCGCCCACTACCACGGTGGGGTCGACTACTCGGCGCCGCTCGGCACTCCGCTACCTGCCCTGGAGGCGGCGACCGTTATCGAGGCGGGGTACGCCAACAGCATCAGCGGCTACCACGTCGTCTGCGAGATTCGCCCGGGCGTGCGCTTTGGATTCAACCACGGCCAGAAGGTTCTGGTCCGGCCCGGCCAGAAGGTGGGGCGCGGGCAGACCGTGATGACGATGGGCCAGTCGGGCTCGGCCACGGGGCCAAACACCCACGCCTACCTCTCCATCAAGGAGAAGCTGAGCGACGGCGTGACCCGCACCATGATCTACAACCTCGCCCTGTTCCTGGCTGGAGGATCCATGGCAAATGACCCGCGGATCAAGCCGATCGTCGGCGGCATCACCCCGACTCCGCCACCGACAGCCAAGCACGTCGTGCTGAACGGGGGAGGCATCAACATCCGGACCAGCGCGGATCTCGACGTGGGGACGACCAACATCTATGCCACCAGCCGAGATGCGGATGGAACGATCAACGACGGCATCTACGCGCGCTCGAACGGCGGGCGGCTGGGAGCCCTGACGTACCAGTTCCTCTATCTCCGTGACGTTGTCACCGACGATGGGGCCTGGGTTCAGGTCATGGGCTTCAGCAAGACTCTCTACATCTTCAAGTCGCTGGTCCACTTCGTATGATCGGCCAGCTCGAGGCGGCGGACCACAAGACGCTGGGGCCGGTCCTGATCGCCAGCTTCTTCCCAGATCCGACCAACAGGCAGGTGTTGGCGGTCGTCTACACGTCGAAGGGCCTGGTCAAATCAGTGCCGATCAGCGAGCTCTCGGTGCTGTGGCACTACGACTCAGGCAAGGCGGACTGGGCCTCGGACTTCCCGGCCAAGCCGGAGGCGAACGAGGAAGAGATCTAGCGGTCGGGTTGGCGCGGGTGGTACTCTCCGCGCTGGTGAAGCGCGCGGAGCCCCGTATGGCGGGGAGGCATCTTCTGACTCCAAGATGCCTCCCCGTCTCCATGTGAGGACCTATGACCGACTACACGCCGTCAGTCGAGCGCGAGTTCGACGCGGGCCATGACCGCATCGAACTATTCGATTCCTGCCGTCACGACGGCCACGGCCACCACTGGCGGATCCGGGTCAGCGTCCAGGGCATCTTCGACCCGCGCTCCGGACGCTCATACCGAGTGGCAGAGCTCGACCGCGACCTCGACACCCTGGTCCTGGAGATCGAGGGCAAGAATCTCACCAAGATGCTCCCCGGGGGGATCCCCACGCCCGAGGGAGTAGGGTTGTGGGTGATCGAGCGACTCGTGGTGGATCACCCCAAGATCACTGAGGTGGTGGTGTGGCTGGACCAGCGGCACAGGTTCTCGCTGAAGCGGGAGCCTCGCTAAAGCCCGAGATCTTCGGCAGGGCGCTCGTTGTCAGCATCGACAAGCTGCGCCCGAACTCCTGGAACCCCAATGTCCAGGATGAGATCACCTTCCGGCGTGAGCTGGCCTCGATCCGGCGCTTCGGGTTCGTCGACCCGATCATCTGCCGTCTCGATGGTGCTCTGTACGAGATCATTGACGGCGAGCATCGCTGGAAGGCCGCCAAGGAGCTCGGCTTCACCGAGGTCCCGATCTACGACATCAGTCCCATCGGTCTCCACGAGGCCAAGCAGCTCACCGTGGTCCTCAACGAGCTGCGCGGCAAGCCACAGGAGAAGAAGCTCGGCGAGCTTCTGCGGGACCTGCTGGCCTCGTCCACGCTGGACGAGCTGACCGAGGTCATGCCCTACTCGAAAGACGAGTTCGCGCAGATCGCCCAGCTCCCAGGATTCGACTGGGAGGCTGCCCGCGAGAAGATGGAGAAGCAGAACGGCCAGCGTTGGGTGGAGCGCATCTTCCGACTCCCAGCCGACGCGGCGCAGGTTCTCGATGAGGCGCTCGCCAAGGCCAAGACCGATCCGCGCATGAACGACGCCGCTGCCCTTGAGGCGATCGCCGCGAGGTTCCTGGCCTGATGGCCGCGGCGAAGCTCGACTGGGCGTCCCTAGAGCGTGAGTACGTCACAACCCAGATCACCGGACGCGAGATGGCGAAGCGCGAGCACGTCAGCAACTCGACCATCAGCACCCACGCCAAGCGCGAAGGCTGGGAAGAGAAGCGGCAGGCGTATCTTGTCGACGTCGACAAGCGCTACCTGAAGATTTCGGCCGAATCACGGGCGCGCCAACTCTCGCGCCTGGCCGACCAGAGTGTCACCGTCCTGGAGATGGCATTGACCCGGCTGGCGATCCAGCTTGCGGGCGATGAGCAGACTGGCGTCGCCCCGATGGAAGTCCCCATCAAGGAGGGCCTCGAGGTCATCCGCCAGATCCAGACCTTGCGCGGGCTGCCGAGCAACATCACCGAGGAGCGACAGGTAGTTGGACATCTCGCAGATCCCCGATTCCTTGAAGCCATTGGAGAGCTTGCTCGGGCAAACCTCAGACCCGAGCCAGTTGACGTCACACCTCCGCGAGCTCTCCCCGACCCAGTGGAGAGATCTGCTTGACCTGAGCCGCCGCGCGAATGCCAAGAACAGCACGCGTGACTTCATCGAGTACGTCTGGGCGGAGCATCTCCGCGAAAACAACGGCGGCTTCCTGCCAGAGCACCTGCTCGAGGCGATCGGCTTTATCGAGGAACTCATCGCCGCGGGGGACAGCGGCGAAGTCCTCATGCCGCGCGGGGCCAGCAAGACGACCGGCATCACCCAGGGCTGGCTGAGCAAGAAGATCGCCGACAACCCCAACATCCGGGTCGGCCTGTTCAGCAACACCGACCGCCAGGCGTGGGCCTTCTCGGGAGCGATACGATCGTGCCTCGAGTCGAATGATCGATTCATCGAGCTGTACGGCGACTGCGTCAGCCGCAAGAAGTGGACGGATGCCGAGTGGCTGCACAAGGACTCGATCCACCAGCGATCGAAGGATCGGACCGTCTACGCCGGAGGCGTGGGCACTCCGATCGTGTCGAAGCGGTTCGACATCATCCTGCTCGACGACATCCTCGACAAGGAGAACACCAGCAGCCCGGAGCAGATGCAGAAGGTCAAGGACTGGTTCAACTTGGTCCTACGACCGTGTCTGGTGCCTGGTGGAGTCATCATCTACATCGGCACCCGCTGGGCCGAGGGCGACCTCGCCGAGGAGCTCATCAAGCCGGTCGAGGAGGGCGGGCGCGGCTGGAAGAACTTCGTCATTCCGGCCTGGAAGGAAGTCGACGGCGAACTGGTGAGCTATTGGCCCGACCGCTGGCCGATCTCGGTGCTCCAGCATGAGCTCGAGGAGATGGGCTCCGCCTTCTTCGGGGTTGCCTACCTCAACGACGTAAGCGGGCTGACCAAGGGCAACGTCTTTCCTCGGATGCCGATGCCGGACGCCTACTACTTCACCACCCTGCCCGACGGCGAATACACCTTCCGGATGGGGATCGACCTCGCCAGCAGCGAGCGAGAGAGCGCCGACTACACCGCCCGGGTCGTGACCGCGGTCGACCAGGAGGGCGGCTTCTGGGTGCTACATGCGTACCGAGATCGACGCGAGGACAAGCACGCGGAGTTCATCGTCGACGGCTTCATGGCGTATTCTCAGGTCGCACTGGTCATCGTGGAGAACAACCAGTTCCAGTCCACCCTGGTCAAGGAAGTGATGCGGGACTACCCCGCCATCCCGATCGAAGGCCGGAAGACCGACACCGACAAGGTCACGCGCGCCAGGGCTGTCGCGGCCAAGTACGAATCGCACAAGGTCCATCACCACATCTCGCTGAAGGGCTCGGATCTCGAGATCGAGCTGCGACGCTTCCGCGGGGATGGTAAGGGCCATGACGACCTCGTCGACGCTCTCGGATTCAGCATGGATCTGACGGGCGGCGGCTTCTTCTTTGGCAAGCTCGGCGGGCGCGGCTCGCAGTTGGTTCGGAGGTAGGCCGGTGGACGATATGGTCGAAGTCGAGTTCCGCGATGGGAAGCGTCTGGTGCCGGAGTACCTGGCGAGCGCCATGGACGGTCTCGAGACGTACCGCATGACCTACCGCGAGGCGATCCTGGAGGGAAATCGCCAGATGCAGCGCAACGCGTTCACCCGCCAGCTCGACAAGCACATCATCGGGCACTTCCGAGGTCAGCGCTGATGGGAGCCCTGACAGACCTGGTGAAGGGCTTGCGGGCGTCACCGAAGAAGACCCCCACCGCTGGATATTCCATGGCCTCCTCGGATGGCAAGCAGGTCGGCAAGCCCGGCGTGCCCCTCTTCCGCCAGTGGTCGAAAGAATCGACCTGGGTGCGAGCCGCGATCGACATCCGCAAGGGCCAGGTTTCCGCGGCCGACTGGGACATCGTCCCATTCGATCCGGCACGGCCATCCTCGAAGCGTCTCCAGCAGCGGATCCGCGACCTATTCGACACGCCCAACCCACGCGACGAGTCGTTCCAGACCGCGATCGAGATGGTGGTCGAAGACATCCTGGTCCTGGACGCGGGGGCAATCGAGAAGGTTCGCGACCTCCGACGCGAGATCCGGGAGCTGTGGCCGGTCGACGGCGGCGAGATCAAGGTCAGCAAGATCTGGGACGGCGATCCAGAGGAGGATCGCTATTTCTGGTGGCCCTACCCGGGGACCAAGCAGGTGGAGTCCTACACCAACGACGAGCTGATCTACATGATGCAGCGCGCCTCGACTGCTCGGGTGGTTGGCCTGTCGAATCTCGAGGTGCTCAAGCTCGTCATCGATGCCGAGCTGCTCGGCCACGACTACAACGCGCGCCAGGTCTCGACCGCAGGCGGCGAGGGCATCTTCGATCTCGGCGAGAACGCTCGGCCCGAGCAGGTCGAGAAGTTCAGCCGCTACTGGCTGGCGGAGATCGCTGGCAAGGGCGCGACCGCCTTCTGGGGCGGCACGCGTGGTGCGAAGTGGATCCCGTTCCGCGGCAACAACCGCGACATGCAGTTCCTCGAGTGGCAGGAGTACCTGGTCAAGAAGGTCGCTGCGGTGTTCGAGATGCACCCGCAGGATCTCGGACTCACTGCCGAGGTCAACAAGGCGACGGCCGAAGTCCTCGACCAGCAGACTGATGAGCGAGGCGCCAAGCGCCTGCTGAAGCTGGTCCAGAACCACCTCACCAGGGAGGTCGTGTGGGATGAGAGCTTCGGAGGCAAGGCGAACAACCTGGCATTCCGCTTCACCAAGCTCAACATGCGCGAGTCCCTGGCGGGAGCCAAGATCGAGCAGATCGAGCTCGGGCAGGTTGCCAGCGAGAGCGTCAACGCCATTCGCAAGCGGAAGGGCCTGGAGCCATTCACGGAGGACCACTTCAACTATCCGATGGCACAGACCGCGGTGGGCTTCGTCTCTCTGAAGGATGTTCCTACCGCCC